CTCCACGTCCATGCGGACAGGATATTGGTAACGTCCCGCGTGGTGGAACCGTGGGTCAGATAGATGTTCACGGCGACACCCCCAGCAGCACATTCTCCGGCGGAATCTTCAGCGTCCGGCCGGGGTAGATCAGATGGGGATTTTTGATCCCGTTGTACTTAGCCAGAGCGTTGTAATACTTAGCAGTGGATCTGCCGTAGTACCTGCGGCAGATGATCGACAGGGTATCGCCCCGCACGATGGTGTAGCTCTGCGTACGGTCACTGGATGCCTCAGACGGCGCCCGGCCGCTGTTGCCGGTACCCACGTTGGGGTTTGCCACCTCCGCTGCCTCCAGATCCTCATATTCCCGGACGGCCACGGTGGCATAGCGGTCTCCGGTGCCATCCTTCTCCTGCTGGGTGACCTCCTCAATGTAGACCAGGGCATTGATCTCCGTCCCGGTGATCACCATGCGGACGGTTTTCTTATCCCGCGCCCAGGCAGTCAGATAGTCAAGATAATACTGAGGATCCGGTCTGGCCGATGCCTCCATCCAGGGATATTCCTGAGCGGGGAGGAGGAACTCGAAGCTGCCGGAAAACCGACTCCGCCCGCCGGGGCGGTAGACATCACCCAGCTGGCTGATGTTGATGGTCTCCATGTTCTTGCCGACGCTCCACTGATAATTTCCAGGCGTTACCGGCATCACAAGGGATACGCTGTCACGAATAAAGCAAAACTGCATACATTACCCCCTCATCCCCGCCAGTTCCATCCGTTCCAGCAGTGCCGAGGCCACTCGCTCAACGTCCGCGTCCTCCCGGATCACAGTGCCGTTCATCACGATCTGGATGCTGGTACCGCTGCCGTCGCTGCGGGCCTCCTCCGCTGTCTGGACCCGTTCTCCCTGATGGAGCAGCGCCGGGAAGTTATCATAAGGCACATAGTCGATGCCGACGGCGTAGCTCCCGCCGGACGGCAGCGTGACTCCCTGCAGCATCCTCGACGGTGAGGCACTGGCGGAGGTTTCACCGCTGCCACTGCCCATCATGCCCGCCGCGCGGCCCTTGCTGAAGGATTGCCCCAGTGTGTACCCGGCGTCCCAATACGAATCATTGAGCGACGTGTCCTCACGCACGGAGTCGATCAGGCTCAACTCCTGCGCCAGCACCTCGTCCTTGCCTTCGTTGGCGTTATACTGGTTCATGCCGTCGATCTTGGCCTTCATGATGATGCGCCCCATCTCTGCGGCGTCACCTTCAGCCTCAGCAGTTTTATAGGCGTCACTGCCCATTGCTTCGTTGACGGCGTCCCGGATATACTGTTCCTTGGCATTTTCCAGCGAGGCCTTCCATGCGCCGATGGCTTGATATGCCTCCTGCATCTCCTGACCGCTGTCACCCTCAAGCCATTCCCGCTCTGCCTGAAGCCCTGCCATGCGGGTCTCGTTGTAGCCCTCGCCCATGGCGTTATCCAGCTCCTGCCGCAGGCCCTCAATGGTGGAGGTGATGCCGCTGAAGGTCTTGGACTGGCGCTCCATGGAACCGGCAAAGGAATCCGTGAGAGCGTCCAGAATGATCCTGGCCGCGTCCTGGCCGGCGATCTGGCCCTTGGAGATCATGGAGTATACCTCGCCTTGATCCACACCGTAGGCATTTGCCAGCATCCCCACCGCGCCGATGCCCCGGTCATTGAGGATGTTGAGATATTCCAGCGTGGTCTTGTTGCTGGACTTCATCCGGCCGATAGCGGTGGCCACGGAGTTCATGTCACTTGTGGACTGACCGAGCGCCGCGCCTGCGTCACCGATGGTCTGAAGCACAGGAAGGATGCTGTTTTCATCGTAGCCGTAGGTGGCCAGCGTCTTGCTCATGCTGGTTAGGTCATCGTAGAGGAAGGGCGTGGTGTTGGCCATCTGCACCAGATCGGCCAAATACTGCTTTGCCTTGTCCTCGCCCTTGAAGAGGGTGGCAAAGGAGATCTGATCGGTCTCCCGGGACGCTGCCAGTGCGCTGCCGGAGGTCAGAGAGGTGGTCTGCTCGTTCAGCTGCTCCTCCACGGCATTTTGCACATAACTCTTAAAGGCATCATCCTTTTTGCTCCAGTTCTGGACGCTGCCAGACGCCATTCCAACAAGCCCGCCCGCTACCGCGCCAACAGCGGTCCCAATTCCGGGAATCATACTGCCGATCGCCGCTCCCGAAATAGCACTTGAAAGCGCGGATGAAAACACATTTCCTCCATTGGACCCCAACATACTCCCAACCAGCGTATTGACCGAGTCCTGTGCCAGAGATCCGATCATTTTTGCGCCGCCTGCTGTTGCTACGGATTGCACAATGGTAGAAAAACCCTCACCTGCTTTATTCCCCATCTTACTGACCGAATTGCCCGTTTTCAGCATCTGCTTTTCAACGTTGGCGGCCTCCTTGGAAACCAAGGACAGATTCCGGCGGGCGTTCTCAAAGGTAAGTTGCTTTTCCTGCAAGACCAGCTCACTGATCGCGTCACCAGTCGCTGCGAACTGTTTTTCGGCGCTTCGCAGCTCTGTGCGCGCCCGGTCAGTATCCACCTTCAGCGTTGCCTTGGTCCGGTTCAGAGAATTTAGCCTCGACTGCATCCCGACTATGCTCTTATCAAAACTATTTGCGGAATCCTTCATGGTTTTCATTGCGTCGGAAAATCTGTCTGTGGCTTTGATTGCGATAGAAACGTCTGGCATAAAGTTCCTCCTTCCTTGACAACTTTCTTCTGTATGCTATATAATATAAATATACTGTTGGGGAGGGGTTCGTATGGACTCGGGTTTAAAAGTTGCATTCGGCCTTGGTATTGGTGCGATTTTCATCTGCTGGATCATTACGTTGTTTTGCTAAGTCCCTCCGCCCCGGAGGGGCTTATTTTTTTTGCCTTGTGGTCCGAATCGGACCACCCCTCCGGGCTGCCCGCGCCGCCTCTGCCCGATCATTCACCTCGTAGGACGACATAGCCAGAACCAGATCATGCCAGCCTGTCCCGCCTTCCCACAGCGCCCGCAGATCCGCAAGGCCCCAGTGGTGGGCGGAAAACAGGTAGTACAGCAGACCCAGTTCCGGATCTGTGCCGTCCCTTAGCCGTTTTTTACTTCCGTAATGGTAGCGCGCCGGTACCCGCTGAGCCGTTCCACCACGGCGCTCAGATCCGCGATCTCACCGGCCAGCAGCATCCGTTTGACCACGTCGGCCGGCGTGGCTCCGCCGAACTTCTCCAGCAGCCGGGGGTCCTTCAGATCCGGCTCCACGCATCCGGCCAACAGGATGTGGATGTCCGCGTCCTGATTGAAACGCTCCAGATCATGGACCTTGCCGTAGGGCAGCGCCCGGAGGGTGAATACCACATCCCGGCCCGCCGCCTGACTCAGGCGGTCCACCTTATAGCGCGCCGTGGGGAGATCCTTTTCCACATTGGGAACGGTTGCGCCCAGCAGGGCGTCCAGCACAGACGCTTCCTGCGCCTGCTCTTTCATGATTTCAGCCATGTTTTCCTCCATATTCAAACAAGGCCGCCCTGTCAGTCACGGCAGGGCGGCTCTTTTGTCAGCTATCCAGCACCTCGTAGCTCTCTGCGGTGAAGGGGGCCTCGATGGTGCCCAGCTTTGCAGCCTCCCAGTCAGCCAAGGTCAGATCGTCAAAGCTGACGCCCTTGACGGCGATCCGCTGGTTGTTGGGGTTGTCCGGGTCATCCAGATTGCTGATGATGGTGTGACGCAGATCCGTGCCGTTGTTGATGGCTGCCGCTTCCAGCTCGATCAGGCGGCTGGTAGCGTTATAGATCCGCACCGTGCCGGTGACGGATACACCGGTGAGCTTCTTACCGGACACCAGCGTCCGGCAACGGGCCACGTCATCCTTGGTCTTGTTCACTTTGATCTGGCAGCCGTAGCACTCGGACACCTGCTCACCATCCAGCCAGAGGGAGCCCCAGGTACCGCTTCGGACCAGTTTCGATTCTAAGATATCAGACATTGCGTTCCCTCCTTACTGCGCCTGCAAAATGATGTGGAAATCTTCCATGGCATCCAGCACCTTGCCGTACAACTGAAGGAACACATGGCTGCCGGTGTCCTCCTTGCGCAGCTCCTCGTTGCTGAGGGCGCTGATTCGGGCAATCTCGCTGGAATTGCCGGATGCCTGCTCCAACAGGTAGGCGCGGGTAGTGTCCGCGTCCAGCTCCGCGCCGGAACTGCCTGCACGGATCACACCCTGAGCCTCCAATGCGGAGAGGTAGTCCCGCAGGGCCGTCAGCAGGATGCACTTGTTATCGTAGGTGTTGGCGCACTTGCCCAGATATTCATCTTCCACCGTGGTGATGGCATAGTAGCGGATCAGATCCACCGCTGCCACCAGCTTGATCTTTTTCAGCATCTCAGGATCCGTAGCCGCCAGTTTGGTCTTGGAGGTCACAGCCCTGCCAAGCTTGATTTTCCGGCCGTCATCCACCAGGATCAACTTGCCGGCATCCACGGCAGTGTCAGGGTCGGCCTCCGGAGTGATTGCAGTCAGTTCGTCCAGCGCCGCGTAGGTAGCGGAGCAGTTGGCGGGCGTACCAGCCAGCAGGCCGGCAATCCGGGGTGCGTACTGTGCTGCGGTGATGGTGGTGGCGCCGGCCTTGATGCCGCTGGCCGTAAAGTTGATGGTACCCTCATCATCACCAGCGGTGGCAGGCAGCACAGCTTTGCCGATATAGCGCTTTTTGCGCTGGGCCTTGACCAGACCGGACAGTGTGGTGGCGTCGCTGGCGGGCATATCCACCGGGCCGGCCAGATAATCATAGCTGTAGGCAGCCAAAGCCGCGAAGCCGGCGGAGATCTCCGCAGCAGTGGCGATCACAGCCACATAGACAACAGACGGCCGGTTGATATAACCGATCATCGCCCGTTTGATGGCTGTGACATTGGCCGCGCCCAGCTGGGCGGGAATGTCACTCTCACGGTGGATCGTATAGACACCGTTATCCTTTGCGTCCCGCAGGATCAGCGCCACAGCACCGGCGGACATCCGCGCGGACACCGTTCCGGCCGCTTTTTCCAGCGAGAAGGTCAATTCAGGTAATCCCATGATATGTTCTCCTCTCATTTTACATTTGTACGGACAGACACCGTGTAGGTATCCGCCGCCGGTACATCTGCCTGGTCTGCTCCCGGGCGGTCATCCATCCACGCCGCGCTGATCTGCAGGTACGCCCGATCCGGATCTCTCGGCAGCGCCTTCAGATCCAGCTTCAGGTGACGGTCTCCAACAGTCAGAGGCGGTGTCAGCAGTGTGAGTGCGTCATCCGCGTCTCCCGCCAGCCGGAACCAGGACGCCTCATAGTGCTCATCCATCTGGTCATAGATGGTCAGCCGGATCTGCAGCTCCCGGCGAACGAACAACCGGTTTGCATCTGTCTGTCCGTTTTTTTCCACAGCCAGCCAGAAGGACGGCCGGTCAAAGTCTACCGGGCACACATCCACATAGACGGTGCGGTCCGGCCACCTTTCCAGGAGGCGATCATTGATGGCATTCAGAATTTCAGTTGTCTTCAACAGATCCCTCCTCAGCCTTCCAGCTTTTTCGCGACAAGATCTTCAATGCGCCGTGCGCCGGTCTCCGCCAGTTGGTCCAGCTCCTGAGCGGCGGTGTTGCGGTACATATACTTTCCGGGTACCCGACTCGCTTTTGCCCGGGAGCGCCGCCTTCGTTTGGCCTTCCCGGATGCCGTTCTCACCTCATGCCCGTTTTCCAGCGCATTGGTGATATAACCGGCGGCGTATTTGCCGACATTGGTCTTGCCCTTGGCCCGGACGGCCACATAGCCCTTTCCGCTGCCGAGCCGATACTCCTGTACCCCGGCAATCTTGCCGGTGCCGCCGATCCGCCCCTGCACGTCGGAGAGGAGGGAAGCGCCTGCTTCGGCAAAAAACTCCGCTCTGGCCTCCCGGATCAGCTCCGGGGCCACGTCCAGCTTCGTGATGATCTCCCGCAGGCCGCTGATCTCGACGCTCTGCATCAGGCATCCCTCCGGCGCTCGATCACATACTCATTTTTGTAGTCCTCCAGATCCAGCCGCTGGAGCACCGTATACGGTGCGCTGTCTCCCTGCTGAATCAGGTCTCCCGTCCGTAGCTCCACAGCCTTTGGCGTCACAAGGACCCTTTCCAGCGTCTCACGGCGGAAAACCTCGTCCTCCTCGCTGCGGTAATACCGTTCTGCAAGGATGCCGGGGAAGGTGTAGGCCGCCTGCGGAATCGCCACCGGCCTGTTTCTGGCATCCCTGCCTGTCCGATCCTGCGGCTTGGCGGTCAGCATCTCCGGATGGCAGATAGCCGCCCGAATCTCCTGCCGGTCCCGCTCTGCGCCCATGGAGATGGCGGTCAGATGCAGGAATTCGCCGTTCCAGCGGATGGCGTCGCGCAGGGTCAGACGCCGGTCGGGCCGGATCGTCACCGTGACCCCCCTTGCGCCGACACCCACGGCGGAGAACAAATTGCGCTGGGAATCCAGCTTCACGGCTGCCCACCGCTTCCGCTCCGAGACCCACGAAAGGGCCCCGGTCTCATCATCCAACACCAGTGTCAAGATCTCAATCTTCTCGGTCAGTGCGGAAGAAAGCTGCTCATGCATCTCGCTCACCCCTCGCTGGGCAGAAGATTCGTGCTATGCAGGTCCAGGATCTGCATGACCATCGGGTTCTTGCCCGTGTATTGAGCTGTGATCTGACGGTTGTCGATCATCTCCGCCGCCATGACCTTCACCGCATAGGCGAGATCCTCCAGCTCGGTCTTCTCCATATCGAGCCCGGTATAAGCGCCCGCCGCGGCCTTCGCTGCCGACAAGGCGCCTTCGCACTCCGACTGCTCCATGGGGGATAGCGCGCCATACTCTTCCGGCTCTATGATTTTTCTTGAAAAGAAGGCAATATCTGCCGCCGTCAGATCACATGGTCTCATGCTCAGGCCTCCGCCGCAGCGGCGATCGCGGCGGAAATCTCCGCCTTCGTCCAGCCGGATTTGACCTCGATCCCCATGCTCTCGGCCTTCTGGATTAGCTCGTTCTTCGTCATCTCCGAGGAATTTGCTGCGGCGGGCTCTACCACTGCCAGATAACCGCATTTCAGCAGGGGGTCCGCGATGTATTCAGGCACATCGCGAACCTCACCCCGAAACATGGCAAGCTCAGCCCCTGCGAAGCTGAGGTTTGCTGTCACTTTCATGGCCGCACCTCCCAAGATTAGGATGCAGCCATGGTCAGGGAGCTGACCTTCTTGGAGTCCGTGATCTTGGCGTCATACTCACCGAAGGCCAGCACGCCGATCATGTTCTTCGTGGCGAACTTCTCGCGCAACACCTGGACTTCCACACTCTTGGTCGCCTTGATGGTGTAGCCGCTCAGATCGCCGAAGATGATCGGCTTCTTGCCAGCGGCCATAATGGGCATGGAGTCGGATTCGATGACCGGGCGGCCCAGAATCTTATACTCATCCTCCTTGAAGTAAGGCTGGCCGTTGTTGTCCTTCAGCTTGCAGATGGCGGTATAGGTGGCGGGGTTCATGATCCAGCTGGCCTTACCGCGGAAACGCTGCTTCAGGGAGTGCTTCAGGCTGACCAGCTCATCATAGGTGACCGCAGTGGCCGCCGCGGCGGTCACTCCGCTGGCTGCGGACTGAATGCCGGTGATCTTGCCGGAAGTTCCGTTGACAAACTCACCCTCCAGCTTTTCGGCCATGGCTTCAGCTACCTGGTTGATAACAAAGTCCACCACATTGATGTCCGTGTTGTCCTTCAGCTTGTTGGATACCAGGGCCAGTGCACCAATCACGAAGCCGGTCAGGTCGATGGTGGTGAACTTGCCGATGTTGTCGGTCAGATCAGTGCCCTCGTCCACATAATCAGCATCGATGTAATTGGTGGTGTCCTCGCCATACACAGGCACAGACAGCTTGCCGTTGGTATAGACCACATCAGCGAGCTGCAGGAAGGGGACCATGTCCCGCACCGCCTTGATGATGCGGTTAGCGATGGTAGTGGGCACGATAGAGCCGTTATTGCCCTGCGTGAGCTGGATCTCACCGGCACGATTTTCCATCGCGCGGTTCATAATGAAGTCGGCAAAGGCCTTCTCCTCGGCGGCCGCGCGCTCCTCCACCGTCATCTCATGCTGTTCGGTGGGCTGCTGCACGGTAGGGATGTTGCGGGCGCGCTCCTCGCGGGCAAGGGTGTCGTCGATATCCTGGATCTCCTTCTCGGCGGCATCAAAGGCCCGCGTCTCTTCCTCGGTCATGGCGCGCTCTTCCTGGTCGGCCGCATCTACCAGGGCAGCAAGCTGCTGCTTCAGTTCTTCGCGGCGCTCCATCAGCTTCTTCAGGTTCTTCATGTAAGCAATTCCTCCGTTTTTATTATTTCAGCGCCGCGATGCGGCCCCTGAATTCAGAATTATCAAATGCCGGCGTGTACAGAGCAGGGCCGGACAGCGTAGGCTCATCCAAAGAGGCTCTGGTCTCCAGTTCGATGTCCTCGCCCGCGCGCAGTTCCACAGAAGTTGCGGAGTAGATCGGGCTTTTTTTTACAACGAGCGTCAGATGATCCAGATCCAGCGCCTTGATGTGTCGGATTGGCAGATCATCCGCACGTTCCTCCATGGAATCCTTGACGTTGTACATCCCAAAGGACCAGCCGCGGATCTTCCCCTTTTTGGCAAGCTCGATCAGATCCTTATCCTTGATGAGGACATCAGCGTGAAGGCCGATAGCGTCCTCTTTCAGCGTTACCGTGCCGTCATCCGTGCTGGCATAGATATGGCTTTTGTCGTGGTCCACCGTTACAGTAATGTTTCCTGCGCGGCTGATCGCTTCCGCAAAGGCGCGGGGCTCAATTTCCTCAATCACCTTGCCCCGCGGCGTAATCACCGGCCGGCTTTTCTTCTCTGTCACGTTGACATATCCGGTGATCCGTGCTCCGTCCGCACGGACTTCAATATTCATCATACGTCAGGCTCCTCCTTCTGCTTTGTGGGCGGTTCCTGTGGGGGATTGAGCGTCTGCTCGCCCATCACAGAGACCTGCCCGGTATTGGGTGTATAGATTCGCTTGGTTTTTGGATCGTACAGAACATCCTGCAGCCCCAGTCTGATCCAGGACAGGCCCAGCGGCGCCAAGTCTTCCTGATAGCGCACCTCATCGATCTGCATGAAGTTGGACTCCAGGGCGACCTTGTAGGCGTCAAACCGCGTCTTCATATCGCCCTTCAGAAGTTCTTTGGTGTCAAAGGCCCAGTAAAGCGGGTGTTCAGCGTGTTTTTCGGATTCCCGCAGCATGTCCCGGTTCAGTGCGCACTGAATGACGGTCATCAGCGGAATGGCAGCCATCTTTGCAAGGCCTTCTACTACATCCGCGCCGGATTTGCCGCTCAGGGACTCCGGAGAGACGTGGAACAGCTTCGCAAGCTCCACCGCGTTCGTCTCCTTGTTCTCATTGAGCTGCATTTCCACTGCGGTATCCGAGATTTCCTTGAAGCTGAGGCCCTGGTTCAGCACAACAAAGGGCTCTTTATCTGCGTTGGAGTACATGCTTTGAAATTTTGTGCGCAGATCGTTGATCTGCCCCTGCTCCAAACGCTTTTCGGCCTGCAGGAACCCTCGCTTATTGCCACCTCTGGCCGCCATGTGGCTTTCCAGCACCAGTGTGAGGTACATGGACTCGATCAGCTGGCTGTTTTCCTTCGTGATAGGCATCCCTTCGGCGCCGTCCTTCGTGTTTCGGAGGATCTTCAGGAAGTTGTGCGGATAGTAGGAAACCCCGTTGACGGCGATATTGAAGTCCTTGAAGATGGGATCTGTGTTCTTCAGGATGGAAATATTCGACTCGTCAATGTAATGGATGCTGCGGAACTCTCCGAAGTCGCTCCGATCGATGTAGGCATACCCGCCCTTGCCGAGATAGTAGTCCCGGATCATGGCCCGCCAGAACTCGTTTGCGTTCAGCGTGTCGCCAGTATCATCATTCAGCAGAAATACACGGGGATCATCGGTGATGGCAACGGCCTTCCCGCCCTCATCGCGGTATAGGCCCAGCGGCGTAGCGGCGACGATATTGGCAATCAGGTCAATGGAACCGGAAATGGTCGGGATCTGCATGGCTTTATCTCTGGTCGAGCCCTCGCTCTGCATAATGGCCAGGATCAGATCCGCCATCGTAGGAGCCACGGTCACCACTGCGGTTTCAGCCCTATTCTCTTTTCGTTTGAATGGCCACATCGGCGCGTATCCTCCTGTTAAGTCTGGATTGCCCAGTCCATCGATTTATCGAACAGCATGGCCTGCTGCATCAGATATACGGCAATGATGGTGGAAACGACCATATCCACCTTGCCGGCAGACCTTTTTTTATTCACATACGCATTGAGGTTCGTGTCATAGGTACACCGGGCATTCTGGAAGTTGATCTCCAACAGCCGGTTGTCATCGTAGGCAAATGTTTTCTTCAGGATGGCCTCGCGGAGCAGCTTCGTCGCCGAATGCAGCACAGATGAGTGCTGTTTCACTTCCACGCACTCCATACTGTTCGCCTCCAACTTCTGGATCGTGGATATGGCATTCCAGCGGTCATAGCCAACTTGGATAACCTCAACGCCATATTTTTCTTCAAGCCCGAGTATCCATCGCTCCACAAAACCGTAATCAATGACTTCCTCGCCCTCGGCAAAGCAATTCCCTGCGGCGATCAGCTTGGCATAGTCCACATTTTCCTTCTTGGTTTTGATCTCTACGCGATCCTTTGGCAGAATGCCCCACACTTTGGCATGGATCACACCATCCACCTCAGCCACCATAGCCACGGACGTATTATCGTCCGACTGGGAGAGGTCAAGCCCCACCCAGACCCGGCGGCCGCGCCAAAAGTCCAGATCCTCTGTCACCCTGCACCGTCTGACCTTCTGAACGTCAACATATCCTTCGACGCCCAGACCCTTATACATGATATTGCAGTGCTTGCAGAGGAAATTTTCCCGCTTATTTTCATAAAGGATCGCCATGGTTCGCAGATCCTTAATAGACCCAAAGATCTCTTTGTTGTTCACTGCCACTGGATTCGCCTGGTAGATCACAAAGTCATCCGTCTCCCACCGCTTCTGCAGAGGGCCGTCCGGTTCATAGAGCAGCGCAAAGACATTTTCTTTATCCAGCAGCCCGTCCAGTACCTTCTTGGCGATATCGACTTCATCAATCATCACATTATTGTCATTGGGGTACTGCGTGGAGATGATAATGCCAAGCTTATTGACCAGCGTGATCTGGGAGGACCGCATGGCCTCCACTGGGTAGCTATCCAGTGCGCCAGCTTCGTCCGCCAGGAAGATGTTTGCCAGACGGCCGTCCATGCCGTCATTGGAGTAGGCCAGCGGCGTGTATTCGATTTCATTGAGCAAGCAGGTGATCATATCCCGATTGATCTTGAAATGCTTGGTCAGGGCAGGGGAGACCTTGATAATCTTCCGCACAGCCAGCCTCAACTCCGAAGACAGCTTGAAGTCCGGTGCCACGGAGAAGAACCGAGAAAAGCGCGGCTCTGTCAGCATCCCCAGAATGAAAATCACAGCGGAGTTGAATGTCTTGAAATTTTTTCGAGCAATCTCGAGAAGCGCCGTCTGGTAGAAGCGCCTGTCGTCTTCCCGCCGCCGGGTACAGAATACAGCTACGATCAGGAGCCAGGCATAATCTTCAAGGCCCTCATGCATGGAGCACTGCAGATCCGGGTGAACCATCAGCTTCAGCAGCTTACATATCTTTTTGTATGACTTTTCACTGACGTAGGCTTCTTTATGTTTCCCGTCTGCGATCTGCAGCCACTTCCGCGCCTGCAGCTTTACATATTTTCCGACCTTCCGATTGCCACGCTGCACACACCACTTGGCGTACAGATAGGCCCGGCTGTCTTTAATCATCGGCACTCAGGACCGACAACAGCGGATCCGTTTCCTTCTTTTGCTTCTGTGCAGCCAGACTGCCAATCTTGGCTCTGGCCTGTGGCGACAGGCAAAGCTCATTACAGCCCCGCCACAAATCGCTCTGATATTTTGCTCGTGCGTTCTGCAGGCCGGTGTGCATCACAAACTGAGGGTCCTCGTCAATCAGACTATTGATATACCGCAGCCGGTCGATGGCGATGGCCGTGCTTTCCAACACAAACACATCCAGCCGGCCGAGGATGTCACTGGCCACAAGGCCGTCCACGATAAACTGGAAAATCTCCCGCTGCCCATCAGTCAGACCTTCAGGAGGCTCCGGCGCGGCATTCTCACCGCGCAGCTTATCTTCCATATCCTGCCGGACAGCCTCCACATCACTGGCGATTGCTCCGGTCTTCACGCGTACCGACTTACTCGGTCTTGCCATGTCCCCGCCCTCCTTCCACGCCGCAGCACCTTAATCGGTACCAGAATTGTTCTGAGTGCCGGCGCTTTTCTTAACGGCGGCGCTCAGCATGGCCCGCCGGCAATTTCTCATTTCTAAACTTCGTTATGTTCGAGGGTCCGCTGTTGGTCTTGACACACGCCTCCTGTCAGAACTCAGTCCCACCGGGGGGGTACCTCTGTGAGACCGTGGAGGTAGTCTCTGGGAATGTCCCCGTCATCGGCCATGCGATGATGCCTGCTGCAGCAGGTCAGAAGGTTCCCATCATCAAGCCGCAGATCGAATCTCTCTTCCAGCGGTTCAATGTGATGTACCGACAGCTCCTGATCCAAACCCGGAACGCCATAGACACCATAGCTGCCCTCGTTACAGATCCGGCACAGGTGATAATCCCGGCTGACAATCTGGTTTCGCTTCTTTTGCCAAGTATACGTCTTTCGGAAGCTGGACGTCTTTTCGTTCCGGTGGTGTGCCTGCTTCGGCTTTTGAGGACACATGTATCCTCGCAGATGAATCCGCCCACAATATTGGCATGACTTTAACATTATTTCCCCTCCCAAAAAGGAAAGCGGCACGCTGGGCTATCACCCAAACCCAGCGTGCCTTGTAGGAGCCCGATA